CGGTTTTATCAGGTTGAACCTGAAGTACCCCACATACCAAGCGGATCGCTCCAGCCGAAGCTGTAACGCTCACGTGCCTTGTAGCGCACGTTGCCGGTATCGAAGTCGCCGTCCATACCTGTAGACATAGGGCTACGGGTAAAGTGCTTCATGCCGTTAGGAACGTCGGTCTTAATGAACCATGCGTTGCTGTCGGTCAAGAAGTGGTTGACGGTGTAACCCTCGGGGATAGCGCCCATTGACTTGATGGCGTTCAAGTCGTTGTCGGCGGTAGCCACGCGCAAGTCGGTGTCAAGAATACGCTTGGCAACGAACATCAACGCTGGGGGAACGATCAACTTACGGGGCTTAGCAGCGATCAACAGACCACGCTCGTCCGTCCAAGCAGCGATTTGAATGATTGCGGCTTCCAAAGAAGTCTCGTTCAAATCCACTTGAGCAGCGGGAGTGTTAGCGTTAACGCCACCACCAACCAAGGGGTGAGAAGTGCTGAACAAAGCAACGTTGTCGCCACCCTTATAAGAGGCAGAGAAACCGTTGTTCAAAACAGCAGCAGCTTTAACCTGCTTGGTGTAAGCCATAGCACGAGCCAGAGCCTTGGTGTAACGAGCAGACAAGCTGTCGTACAAGTTATCTTCAACCGCTTCTTCAGTGATTGAGAAACCCATAGCAATGGTTTCGTGGTTGTAACGAGTAGTCCAAGCCTCTTGTGCATTGTCATAAGCAATGGCGGAGCCTTCAGCTTTCACTGGGGCAGCACCGAAGCCAGACAGCTTGGTTTCCTCTTCAAATGAGCGCTCAGAAGTCTCGCTTTCGTAGATTTCTTTGTGCTCTTCGCCGTACTTTTGATACTCCAGACCGAACAGTGCGTTCAGGCCGGGGAGCAGCTCTTTCAGTAATTGACTGCGTGAAATTGCCATTTTAATTTACTCCTTATGCCAGAACGTGGTGGCCAGAATTGATCTTAACCAAAACGTCGGTGAAAGCGTCGCCAGCTGTCGACACGAATTCAACAACGGTAAAGCAGCCGTCGGCATTAACCGCAGCTTCAATATCGTTGGTCGAATTACCCGTCGTGGCAGAACCAGTCTGGGCTGCGCTAGCAAAAGCCGTCACCATGCCTTGCTCAGCTTGGGCGATAGAGCCCTCAGATTGAACTTGGAACAGGACGTTAGGGTCGGTAACAACATAGGCTTTAATCACACCAGTCGTGCCGGTGGGATAGTATTGGCTATGAATCACTTGGCCTTGAGCATTGATGTACTCACAGCCAACGAACACACCAATAGTGCCGAGGTTGTTGGTCGTCAGATCAGCGCCAGTGGTGGTCGTAGCGGTGATGTATCCGCTAGAAATCTTGACGGTGTTACCGTTGTAGATAGAGGCCGTCGTGCCAGCGGGGTCAATCAGGAATTGACTTGTAGCGCCAGCATAGGGCATACCATCTACGCGCTTGACGGGTTTTAGCCCGTAGGGTGCAGCAGTAGAAGCCATTTAGACTCTCCTAAAAATTAAGAACCAGAACCAAAAGTGACCTTCGATTTTTTATCCGCAAAAAGCGGCATGCGAGGGTCATTCTCACGAAGAAAATTGTTATCGACCGAATCCACTTGAGCTTGGTTTTGCTTATCGTAATAAGCAGCACGTTGCTGGAGGAACTCCTCCGGGATACGACACAACAACAGACCACCGATCTCAATGTTCCCTTTAAAGCGGGAGTCTTGAGAAGCTAGGTGCATCATTTCGGGATATTCGTCGGTTTTACACGCTTCGTATCCCTCTCGGAACTTGGCAGAGACGTTCTGTGGGTCGGGTTGACCCATCATGCTGACACGCACCCAACGGTGCTTCCAGCCGGGACGATCGTCTGGCGTGGGCAAAGTCTCCGGTGGACGCCATGCCTCAGGGCGGGCGTATTGTTTACGTGAATCAAGTTCACGATCCAGTCGGTTTTGTTGTCCAGCCATTTTTAAGCTCCATTCCTTAAGTTAGCAACCTGTTTAGCGTAAAGTTCTAGCGGCACCCCAATGCGCTTAGCAATAGCGATCTGAGAAGCCGTTAACCGTACCTTATTAGGCGATGTGCTGCGGGTAGCCGGGGCTACAACCGTAGCGGGTTTTGATGCACGGCGCGGAGGTTCATCCTCTTGAGCCGGTTCGGATGCTTGATTTTGAGGAGCATCTCTATCCTCATCGCTCCCGAAATAATCGGGGAATGTCCTACGCATAGTCTTATCAATTTCTTGATAGTACCGATCCGAGGACGGATCAATTCCGCGATCTTCAACCAACTCTGAGTGCAACCCTAAGGCGAAGGCAGTCATGCGGCGATTTTGTCCAAACCAACCATTTTGACTGCGCCAATTCTCAGCGCGTCGGTCAACAGTTTGCGGCTGTTGGCGTATTTGTAACTCTTTTTCCTCAACTTGTAAAGGCTTTAGCTCTGCTACCTTATCAAATTTTAGTGTAGCACGAGCTATTTGTTCTTGTGCTGCAACAATTGCATC